AGTACCCTCAGCGAAGGGATTGGCGACCATGCCGTAGCGGGTCTTGAAGCCAATCTTGGGCTGGAAGGTGTCCTGACCAACGGCACGAACCATTTGCAGGGGCACATAGGGGCAGTAGAACAGACCAGCGTCATAGGCGCTGCTACCCTTGTAACCAGCAACGTAGAAGTGACGATCACTTACGTTAGCGGAATAAGGATCAACGTAGACCTTGATGCGACCGTTCAGAGTACCAGCAAGGGTGCTGCTGTTGTCGTCGGGGAGGAGACCGCTGTTGCCGCTCAGGGCAGGGGTGTAATCCAGAACGCCAGCCATCGACAGGGCAGATGCCACGTCAGCAGAGCAGATCAGGATGTTACCCTTCCCGCGACGAGTCTCATGACCGATTGCGTTCATGTCACGCTCGATTTGGAAGAGCAGACCTTTGAACTTCTCAACCGACCAACGACCATTGGAGTCAACGTCCAGGTCGAAGATACCAGCGGTAGCAGTGTTGTTCTGAGCACCAGGGCGGGCGATACGATATACGGTACGAACCACCTCACGGTTGATCTCGGCAAGAACCTCAGTGGAGAGGATGTTGGCGAGTTCGCTCTCAGCGTCCAGACCATGAACTGCTTTCAGGTCTTGGGCGAGTTCGAGGCTGTACTCAGCTTTCAGAGCACGGGACTTGGCAGTCACGGTGACCTTCTCGATCGAGAAGTTCATCTCAGCGAAAGCGTTACCAGCAGCGTCACCCAGAGCTTCCGACTCAGCGGTAGGCATACCGTCAGAGACAGTGTAGGTGCCGCTGTCATTCAGCAGACCAGGGTTGCTGCCGCTCTGAGCGGTGCGACCGAGGTTGCTAGCAGCGTTCTCAGCAGAGAACTCGGTGTCTGCTTCGTTGAAGAAGGACTCAGCGCCAGCGGTGCGGTTGGTGCCATAGCGGGAGCGCATGGCGAAGATCAGTCCAGTAGGACCAGTCATCGGTTGAACACCAGCGATGTCATAAGCAATCAGCTTAGGCATCGAACGGCGGATCAGGGAGATCAGCACGGGGTCGAAACCAGCGACAGGACCAGTGGCAGTGCTGCTACCAGAGAAACCAGCGGTGCCAGCACTCATGGTGGGGGCAGCCTCGGACAGGACGCCTGCTTCCTCACGGAGGAACTTTTCTTGGTTTTCGAGCAGGATGGAGGTGACAGCCTTTCTATACTTATCCGAAATGTTGTTCAGTTCGGAGTGTTCCAGAATGGGTGCCCACTTTTCCTGCAAAGATTCGGAGTTGAACATTTGCTTTTACTTGGAATAGGTGGATTGTTCTTAGATCACTTAGCCCAGCGGGAAAGTGCTTGGACGTAGGCAGACATAGTGTCGCCAACTTCCTGATTCTCAACCTGTACGTCCTCAGTGACAGTAGTCATTTCGGGTTTGGTAGAGAAATATGACTCACGGAGAGTCTGTACCTTCCCACGGAAGGATTCTTCATCATTAAACTCAACTCCCTCAGCAAGAGATGTCAGCTTCTCGCGTTGCGAGAGGGACAGACCCTCGCTCAGTTCGCTCACAATCCCATTCTTGATATAACCGCCAATCTCCTTAGAGAGATCAACATTCGTCTCGATTTGTTCGTTGAGTTTCTTCTCCATGATATCGAGTTGCTCGGTCATCTCGTCAACCAAGTCAACTTTTTCGTCGGGAAGATCGATGAAATTCTCGACAAAAACTTCTTTGAGTCCAGCAAGGACGCTCTCTGCCATCTCGGTCTTGATGCCGTGCTCAATGGCGAGGGTGTTGTCCTTAGCCCACTGCGAGACTGCGAACGAAAGATACTCGTCCACTTGCTCAGCGAGTTCAGACTTAACTGTCTCAATTTCTTCTTCAAGAACCTTGGCGTAATCACCATGGATACGATCCAGTTCTTCGTTCAGACGGGAAACAACTGCTGCCTCAAAAATGGTAGCAGCCTTCTCCTTGAACTCTTCGCTCAGGTCTTCACCTTCGGTCAGAGCAGCAACGTCAGCGGAGAGGTCGATAGCAATAGTTTCGACTTCTTCTTCCTCAGCAATCACTTCCTCACCTTCATGCTCGGTGTGGTCAAAAGTAGGAGACTTAGAAATAGAATCCTGCTTGTTGCCCGAAGCATCGGAAGGTTTGGTGGTAGGAGCAGAAGCACTCTTGGCGACGATCTTATACTTGTTCGACTCGTCGTCGGGCTTGCTGTTTTGCGGAGTGGGACCACCGAGGTCTTGAACACCAGCGAGACCACTGCCTTCATTGTCAAGTTTACCTTGGGGGTCGGCAGGTTTCGCGCCAGCGGTTACGCTCGATTCGTCCAGAGTTGTTTCAATTTTGTCAGACATTGTGTCTCCTCGTGGTTACGTTGCTGTGATTGCTACTAATTATTTATGATTAAAGATTTTTCAAGAATTCAGAAAATGCGGAGATTTTTCTTTCATCGAGTTGACGTGCCGCAGCACCATCAATTCTTCTCTTGATATCCTCAATTTTGGACTCGTGGACCAGACCATTGTTCCAGATCCACTCTTTTCCTTCCATAATTCCATTAACAAAAGCATCAGGTGCCGAAGGATCTGCTACAATGTCAGCAGCGGTGGCGAGCATAAAGTCTTCGCCAACAACCTTGATACCGTTCTCTTCCTTAATAGAACCAAGTCCGCGTGAAGAAACGCCAAGTTTCACACCTTCATCGAGGAGTTCTTTGGCGATGCGACCCATGGGTGTTTCCAGAAGTCTTGCTTTGCCGACAAAGTTAGATCCTTCTCTTTTCAGGGAAGTGATCAGGTGAGATGCACGATCTAAATTGATTGTCGGACCATCGGGGTGACCAAGTTCACCAAGAGCGCGACCAGTTTTAACGAATGATTCGTTGTATTTCTGAACCTCACGCTCCATGGTACGCATGGGATACATGCGACCGTTGCGATTGGTAATGTCTGCTTGGAGGAAAACACCTTCGATATAGGTTTGCTTCTTACCGTTCTTGCCTTCGGTAATAACTACCCTAGTGTCTTCAATCTTCTCCGTTATCAGTTTCATCAGAAGGTTCCTCTTGTGTTTCTTGGTCGGAAGATGCCTCAGGTTCTTCTTCCTCAGGCTCATCAGGGGTAGGTGCAAACATAGTTGCGCCTACTTCTTTTTTCATATCACCAATCTTGTCCATGGCGAGAGTTTTCATTTGGTCATCGACATAATCGCTGAGATCTTTTTTACCAGCGAACAGTGCATTAACGATATCAATCGAAGCTTGGGACGGCATAATGTTATTAAATACTAATACTATTTAGATATTTCCTTTTTCGTAATCCTTAGGATCCATACCTTCCTCTTCCTCAGGCACTTGTGGTTCAGGCGGCATGAGGGACATTTCCATCTGCGCCTTCTCCATTTGTGCCACTTCGGCAGGAGATACAATTAGACCTGCTTCGATTTCTGCATTCATCTGCTCATCGATCTCTTGGAACTCCGCATCAGACTGACGCAGAATGTTGCGGCGCAGATATTCCAGAGAGAAATACTTGCCAGCAAACGGATCCATTTGAGCGAGAAGTGCGAGTCTCTCGTTCATGACTTCCTTCTCCTTCATCTCGGAGAAGTAGTTGTCAGCAATGAAGGAATACTGAATGTGCTCCTTCATTTCATCCCACTCATCAAGAGTGATGACACCTTTCAGGACCAGTTGAGTTCTCAGAAGATCATTAAAGAGATCACTAAACTTCTTACGAAGTCTGGTGACGAACTTCTGGAACTTAACTTCGTCTCTGGTGATTTCGGCACTACGACCGACATTGAAACTGCTCTCAGATTCCAGTCGTGACTCTGGGACATTCAGAGCACGATACAGTTTCTTCTGGAAGTATTTGACATCTTCCAGTTCTCCAAGGTTTTGCCCGCCAGGAAGGGTAGAAATTTCTGTGCCGCGCCCACCCTCGCGTCTCGGAAGCCAGAAGTCTTCCAACATAGACATAAATTTCTTATCGTCACGAATCTCGCCAGTGTCAGCGTTATACACCAACTTATTACGATAGCGAGACATCACCTCACGGAGGTATTGTTCTGCCTTCTGCTTAGGCAGGTTACCCACATCAATATAGAAGATGCGGCGTTCGGGTGCTCTGCTCAGACGATAAATGACCAGAGAGTCCTCAATCATGCGAAGTTGATTGAGTGCCTTAATTGCCTTGTGGAGGTGTGACAGCACATAGTTGCGTTGCATATCCAACTGACCAGAGTGGCAGTATGTGATAGCATCTGGCGCAATTTTGATGCCATTGTTCTCGTAACCTTTCAGACCTTTCGGTGAGTAGATATAATACTCAACTGACCTAGGAACAATAGATGCTACCTGTGGGTCGATAGGTTGAAGGCGATCTTTGGGTTTGTCGAATTCGACAACCTTCTTGATCTTACGAGGATCGATGTATCTAAGTTCCGTAATACCAGCAGAAGGATTCTTAGTATCGATCATTTTATGATAGAACAGGCGTCCATCGATATACCAACGACGGAAGATATCGTATGCCTTTCTATCAAAGTCTAGAAGAACGAGAACGTTCTCAAACTCTTCGCGAATTCTATTGCGAAGTGTCTGGGACACTCTCAAATTTTGTAGATCAATGTCAACAGGCGAATCATTAAGATCACCAGCGATTGCTTCATTGACCACATCATTAATTGCAGCGTCCGCTTCGGGATGTAGAGACATCTCACGATAGCGTCCAATCAAGTCTGCTTCCGATGCCTTGTTGGCAGCGTCGCCCATCTCAACATACTGTCCAAAATATCCACCAGCAACGATGGGTTGGGCAGCATCATCATCTTCTTTACGAACAAAAGAAGGACCAGTTCCCTGATCCTTCTTCCTTTCTAACGAATAACCAAATAGTTGAGACATCAACGTGAGCGCAATTTCTTCTCTACTATTTAGTCAATTTGTGATCACTGCTCCTGTCCGTTACCTTGGTCGCGGTCAGTTGCGGGCACCCAATACTGAACTTGGAACTCAACAGTGTACTCTTCGGGAGTATCGTTGCTGTCCCATGCCAGGTCAATTGCACTGATGTTAGAGGGCCAAATGCCCACGAACTCATATGCAGCAGAGTGGGTGTTCTGACGAGTGAACTGACGAACATAAGCGTTCGCTTGATACTCGGCAATGCTGGTGGCGGTCTGGTGGTTAGCAGGCAGAGACTGCATCAGACGGGACCAGGTTTCCAGTTTGCGGCGCAGACGGAAGTTCTCGTCATTGAGGATGGTAACTGTCCAGGGTTCAAAGGTTCTGTCACCAGCAATTTTCAGAGTACGACCTCTGAAAGGAACCTCAACCACACCCACAGTAGAAGCGGGCAGGTTGGCAGCCTTCACAAGGAAGGTGCTGAGGACAGCGGCATCACCAGTAGTGGTGGTGTCGTCATCGACGGTGGCGTTGGTGTCGTCGGTTGTTGCTTGGAGCAGTTCTTCCACACGCTGAGGGAAGTACAGCTCCACCTGAAACTGGTTAGGACGGGCAAGTTCTCTGACTTGGTTGCGAAAGTTCAGAATTGAGAGTGTTGTTTGTGTTCCCTCAACCTGACCCGCTGGGCGATTAGGACTATCTTTTGGGGTAGGCATTAGTAAACTCCGTTATTCGGTAGTGATTGATGTGGATGAGAGAAAGGGGTCGCCCCTATCAAAGGGCGACCTCAGCGAACGATGCACCAGTTCTGGTGGCAGTAAATTGCAGAGTGATGAAGTTAATCGAGCGTGTCGGCTTCACGAAGATCTCTGCGAAGAACTCTCCACGGTCAATGGCATCAGCAGGGTTATTGCTTCTGTCACAAACCACGAGGTAGTCAATGATACCGCGACGGGACTGAACACCTCTCAGATAAGGATCAACGA